TACAGGTGGAGCTAGAGTTAAATCTGCTACAGTCTCATACCCACCTTTGAGGCGAGAACGAGTTTGAATATTTGACCAACGGCCAACAGGCTGTTTATGGTCGTGTTGTAAAAGAGCGATTGGGTTTGCGTTGAATTCGTCAAACTCCCAACCATCTTGTTTTACGATATCGCCATCACGGTCTTCATCATCTGTGGAGATAATAAATCGATATGTTGGCGCAGTCGTTCCTACAACCTGTTCTACAGGTGAGGTTAGCGCTTTATTGATGATATCCATTTGGTATCTCCTTTAATCTTCTATAAGACCTAGACGATGTGAAATCATCGATAAGGTATCGTCTTTGTTGTATACGTCAGACATCTCGTCATCAACGGCCAGTAATATACCATCCTCGCCATCGATAAGGAAGTCAGTAACACTGTACTGATCTTCCTCTTCTAATGGAGTAATAGTAAACAAGGCAAGATAGGACGTTCCTTCGATCGCAATGCCACCTGTAAAGTCATCTTTATCGGCCATTGCGGCGTCAAAGATACTTTGGGACGTTGAAGAGCGATCAGGACCTTGTTCGACTATAATCATATTATTCCTCAACGAAGTGGTTATTATTAGACGGCACGTTAACGATGCCTGGACCTTGATTAGGTAGATACATAATATTCTTAAAGTTATTGTGCGCCTTAGTGATCTGTGAAATCTTTTTAACCAAAGCCTTACGCTGTTTAGGCGTAGGATTATGAATTTGCGCTTTAAATTTTTGAATCGTATAGACTTTCATTTGGCGCGCTAGATCGTCAACAGGACGATGACCGGCAACCTTATTATAGGCCTCAGCGACGGCTTCATGTAACGCTTTAGTGGCTCGCGCGTTATTCTTTGGAATCGCTATAGCGTCATGAAGAGTGTTTGGATTTTTGGTCTTCGTGGCAATATGCGAAATAACGGCTGAATCCCAGTTCTGAACGAATAGAGCGGCAGCGCCACTACCGGTCTTGCCAGAATTTCGTGATGGTTGGATATATGGAATAGAAACGTCTACGGTCTTACCTGTCGTATCTTTTAAATTAGTTATGACACGTAACGGTTTCTGATAACTCTTTCCTTCCTTACTCTTTGCGCTCTCAGTGGCCTTATGTTTATCAAAGGTCATGCGATAGCCACTCATAGGATTAGTATAAACAAATCCTTCAGGAGCGGTTGAAATTAAACCTCTAAATGCGCCGTTGAATGAGTGTAACGGAGAAGATTGGAAATTAGCGGCCATTTTCTGCGCAGTAGCGTGAGCGTCTTCATGTGACATTCCAGCATTGCGTAAAACGGCAGCGGCCTTAGCGGCTCCACCAGACGATAACATCTTCTTACCAGCGTTTGGGCCAGTCTTTACAATATATTCACCTGGATTAATGTTAGATCCATACGTACCAGGAGTAAACATCGCTTTAGACGCTGCTTTAATATCAGCGGCCATTTTCGCTTTATCATGTCCGTAAGCGGAACCAAATCCTTTAAAATCGCTAGGAGATAATCCTTTACCAGTTTTAGCGTTAGTCATTGTATTCGCAAAGTACGGTTTATGAGCGTTATCGGCGTTAACACCAAGCGCTACTAACGCCTTAGCGTGTGGATGATTCTCTGGACCAAACGACTGTAAGCGAGAATTCTGTAACATCTGTTTATTACCAGTCATTGTGCCAATAATACCATTTACTGATGATGTCGCGTCGTAGAACTGTGAATGACGATATTGCGTCTCACGTGAAATCTGTTTAGATTCGTAAATACCCTTCTTCACAGCGGCAGCGTGTTGAAGATTCTTATACTCTTGTGACGCTTTGGTGATGGCCTTCTTATCTCCTGAAATTAAGGCAGAATCAAGGCGTTTGCCAGCGTCTTTCATTAACTTCTGAGAAGCGGTAACATCAGACAGTTTAACAGTATGAGTGTTTTCAGGAGCACGTGGATCGGTAGAGAAATATCTACCCATAGTCGCAGTCCGAGAGGCACCTTTATCAAACGCCTTAGCGCGCATATTGACCAAAGTTTCCGCAGGAGATCCAGGGTTTGGCGCGTAGCGCGTTGGACGTGTAATGTTGCCAGTAGTTTGGATGTCGTATTTCTTACTTCCGATAGGAGCCTTTGAAGTATTCTCAATAGTGTAGGAAGAAACCTTCTTCTTACTAGCTTCGTAGTCAATAGACACATTACCAGAGGCATCGGTTTTTAAAACACGATGACCTTCTGGCTTAAGAACCGCTCTGCCAGACTTATCTAACATCGTATGTTCACTTAGCGTTACTTTAATGGCGCCAGTACGTTGAAGATCGCGAAGTGTAGAAGATACGCCGTCAGCCATCTCTTTAGTTGGTTTTTGTCCTGTCATTTGTGACATCGCGAACATGACACTACTTGGCGTAGCAGAGCCAGGTAAAGAGCGGATGGCACTTTGAACTAGACTCATACGAGTACGCGAAGGAAGAGTATGGAAAGGCTCAGTCACACCGGCGAGATTCAGTGAGGCAGGACCATACGCACCTCTACGTGCAAAGCGTCCCTTCTTATCATGATGGGGATTACCCTTCTCTACTTCGAAATCCACAGCGACTGTGAAATACTTTCTCCAATCCATGTGGATCTCCTTTTATTTCTGTGTCAATATATCACTGGCGATATTTAGATAGTTGATTGGATCCTCTTTAGGTTGAACTTTCCAACCAACGGTAATTTGGCCGGCAAATTCGTTAGGATCAGGCGGTACGCTGACACGACACATGTAGTGCAGACCGTTACTTACATACCAATAACCAATTTCACTTTGAGGGTAGTCATAAATACTACAAGGTACTTTACCTGCCATTAAAGCAATAGTGTCTTCATTATTCTTTTGGTTTTTACTGAAGAGAGGAACTTGTGATCCTTCGACGTCTTTTTGGCGAGATAGATCTGGAAAATAAGCGCGAACTAGTTTGCGTTTGCCAGCGATTGGATCCACTTCAAATATACCGACAAAATCGGCGTTAGTAGCTTTAAACAATAAACGCGCGGAATCGTCGTAACGACTACTATCCATACGAGGAATGGTTTTAGAGCGATCATACGCATTAATCAATGTTGCTTGATTATTGTAAATGAAAAACCCGACGAAGGAAAGTACGCCTAGAAACGCAATAGCGGCAACTTTCCAAGGCTTATCGATATATTGTAATAACGAATCGAAAGCACCTTTGAGTTGACCTTGATCTATTTCGGCCATGCGTCACCTAAGGCCTTATGGCGATCAGCGCAGTCGGCGTATTGACCTATGAGATCGTTAGTGAACTGCACTAAGTCACCCATTGTGTTCAATTGAACTGCATCATTTATTCTTGGGCACACCTGCACTAGATTGGGTGGCGCTTGAGTTGTTAGCGTTTGTAATCGAGGTGTTGAGGAGCACGCGGGCAGCAGAAGGCACAGGGCACTCATACTGAGAGCGATTTTGAGCAATCTCATTTGATAAATTCCTTGAAAGAGTGTTTTGTGTCGCTTGTTTAGACGACTTCAACTGTTCATATTGAGTAGAAACCTCGGCAACCTTCTTAGCAGCAGCGGCTTGAGCGGCAACAGCTTGATTGTTGAGTTCTAACTCTCGTTCTTGCCATTTAGAGCGCTCAACCTTTTCCCCTGTAAAGAAGATGGCTAAGACAGCGATAACAATAGCGGCTATTTTACCGAGCAGAATAGGGTTCATGCGAACACCTGTAGCGCGGCATTATAATGAGCAGTACGCTCGTCGATACCTAGTTGACCACCATTAATTACTTTGGTAACTGCTTTGGCATCATTAGCAATAGCGTTTAGTTTATGTTCGTTCCAGAACCAAGCCGCAGAAAGCGCTGCTAACTCAGGTTCAGCCACAAGATCTGGATTGTCCATAATCTCAGGGCGATTTATTGCGTTTGAAAATGATTGGTAATTCGATTTACCGGTCAACTGAATGAACCCACGACCCCGGTATTTGAAGCCATCGCCTGAAGCTTCGTCACCATTGCCCATGCGGTCAGCATAGACTTTGTTAGCGATCTTTTCAGGTTGGCGGTGATAAGGCTCTGCATCAGCGACGGTGGGGAATCGTTTTGGCCAAGTGCCATGCAGTCCTTCTTTGGAATAGTTCAAGTTCTCTGATGTGGCCTTAAATTTACCAGATTCATGAGCAGCTTGTGCTAAGAACATGGCAATCTGTTGTGGTTCAGAGATTTCAAATCGCTCACAAGCTAGGGCAAGTGAGTCGCATACTTTAGCAGCAGTAGCTGCATCTGTTAATCCTGCGGCAACTAAGTTGTCGGCTGTAATTTGAGTCATATTGATCCTTATTGAGGGTAGGATAGGAAAACAGGAGAGCAGCTTATGACCACTCTCCTGAACCTTATAGAGATTCACTCCCCCAAGCTTCAACCCTACAGGTTTAGAACCATACAAACCTTAGCGAATCGCTGTGTTTGTATTTGCTGCAGAGTTTCCAGATACGGTTCCGGAGCCGATGTTAATGAGCTCGTTTTGACCGCGTTGAAAAACTCCAGGCAATGTAGCAAGGAAATTACTAATTCCTTGTAACTGGGCTTGTTGCTGGGCTTGTTGTTGCATTTGATTTACGTTTTGTGTAACGTTTACTTCAGTACCTAGAGCACGGTTAGACGCGTCTAAGGTCATGAGCTTGTCACGCAGAACTTGTGTTTCATTCTGAGCAATTGCTTGCAGAATAATGGCATTACCTTGAGCCACTTGTGTGGACAAATCCTTAGTAGCTAATAAGTTAGTTGTTGAACCTGCCATAACAGTGTTGCCTAACTGGTTCAATCCTTGCGAGATAGAAATAGTTTGCTGTAAAATGGAGTTTTGAGTTTGTGCGGCGCTCAAAGGAATAGATCCTTGGATATCGCCTAACTTGCTCAAAATTTCTACTGTAGTTACGTCATTTACCACAGACGCCGCGCCAGTCCCATTATCGTTGTTACCACCGAAGAGCCCGCCACCATTTCGATTGCCCAAAAGAGCGCCGAAGAGTAGACCGGCCAAAAGACCGCCGCCGCCACCCATACCAAGACCGTCCATGCCAAAGCCACCGGCACCTCCAGTATGAGGTTTAAAGACATTAGTAATTTCAGGTATTTCATACATATTGTGACTCCCTTTTGTGTTGAATTGCTCCCAGATTTTGTCGATTGACTTTTCGTGGGATCCTAGCTGGTCCATGACGTGGGCGTACATTTGCTGCATTGTCGCTTCATCCATACTAAACTCCTTTCTTGTTTAATTAAGAATATGAAACGCATTAAGGGTGCGCTTCTGTTTCTCAACGAAAGGATGGGGTAAAATTGTTTAGTGACTGCTATTTAAAGGGAGGGGTTGTTGCTGGGGAGAACTTTAGAAATTGGGTTAAATAGGTATTTCGCCTTTAGTAATAAAGGATTGTCTTACGGCTTCAAACTTTTCATACAAGTCTGGAGGAATAAAGACTTCATCAATCTGCTTGCGCATGCTGGTTGCAAGAGCATCAAGTTGCTGAATATCGCCGTCGTAATGAAAGGTTTTAGTTACTTTCTTAGTATCGTAGAAGTCCATAATAATATGGAAACGATCTTCGTCAGAGTCATTACGAATTTGGTGCCACTGGTTTACCCATACAGCGTAGGCTTTACCAGCCTCCATATGTAGAGTTGTACCATTACAAATGAATACGCAGTTAGGGTTAGTGAATAATGGAATATGCAAGCGTGCCATATACTCATTATCATCAGAATCGCGGTGCACAAGAGACTTACAGCGTGCCCGTAAGCACGTGACTCTCACTCTACGCGGTGTCAAACCTAACTCAACTATTTGGTCTATTAATTTCGCAATCTCACCTACATATGCTTGAGTAGGATTTTTATGCTCCATTGAATGAGCGATATCAAAGAATTTTAATGCCTCGTAATTACTACGGCCTTTTGGAAAATAAACTTCCATTGCTTGGCCTTCATCGTTTTGGAAGAAGTCCCAACCATCTTTCCAATCGCCAGTGCGAGAGGTAATAGACCATCCACCAAAACCCTGATAGGCGGGAGTTTCGTACTCCTCGCCTTGAATAACTTGTTTGCCTAGTGTAAAGACATTCTCTTGAACATCCTTGCGCAACTTTTCAATATCAAACGATATTAAATTTGAAACGTCTTCGTAGAACATTGTGCTCTCTTATTTAAATTGAATTAGGTTGAGTTTATTTAAAACACGCAAATATTGAAATCCTAAATCGAACTCGTTTTGCTTTAGAGCGAAGTTGCATCGCTTACTATCGTAGTGATGATTATTATGAAGTTCTTCACCAACACATAAAATACCGATTGGCATGAGGTTGGTGGTGTAATCGTTTAGGTTTACATTCTTGTAGCCATGTGCATGTCCAAAAACGGTAATGGTGGCTATTGTAAGAAAGTTCACAGCAAATAGGTGGACTAACCAAATGATTATTCCATACCACCCAAAGATGCTCACTGTAAGTGCTAAGAAGAGTGATACACCAAGTCGAGGGTATCTATCGATAAACGAAGGCTTGATTGAGCCACCGTAACGATTATAATCAAACTCAGATAGCTCTATCTTATAAGAGCGAAAGAATCCTGGAATTAAACAGCATTTCAACAGGCTCCAATAGCCGAATCTTGGAGAATGTGGATCAACAGTGCTATCAGAAAACTCATGATGCTTGCGATGTTGAACGATAAACTCTTTAGATACAGTCTCAAACAAGAACCAATAACCAAACTTCATTATCGACTCTACATAAGGATTTACATTATACTGCCGATGAATCATATAACGGTGCATGTATAATGAAGCTAGCACAACGCCGAGATGAATCGTAACGAGCGTATACATTGTTGCAAAGATTAGCATATATTCCTCATGAGGTCAAGGACCTGCTTATACTCTAAATCATTCGAAGAGACTTGAAGAATCTGTCGAGGAGTTGAAGAGTGATTAGGAGCGCTAACACCATGAATTACTTTACCATTGAGTATGTATACGTCGCCAGGTGAAGCTACAAAAGAGTCTAACTCTTCTAGCTCGCTAGGATTGTATACGTGTCCATCTCCATGATCGGCATAAGTAAGTTTAGAGATATCGCTATTGCTACGATAAAATGTAGTTGTATATCCACTAGTGTTTACATAGAAATTTATATTGACGCTGTCTACAATGTCCGTATGAGGCGGCACGTCCGCTCCAATGATAACAAAGGAAGTATGGAAGTGCTTACTATACGAGCCAAATGAGGCGATTAAATCATCAGCATAAGTAGAAGACACGTTAAAATATTGTATCTTCTTACCTTGCGCGTTTAGATCGAATTCTATACGCATGTCATGAACTTTAAAGTCGATGTCAGCGCCAGTAAATAGTTTCTTAAACATTAGAATGAGCCATATGCCTTTAAAGTAGTATAAACTGTTTCGTAAGGAAGATCGGTAGTAAACGACAGTGCTTGTCTATAATTATCTCTGGAAATTCCTTCTACACCGTGAGGTTTTGAAACGTTTAGTAAATAAATGTCATGCGGCTTGGCTACGAACTGATCTTCTAAAACAAGATTCTCACGCTTCATACCGCAGGCACAGTCGCCAGCACAGAAGAGCTCTGGAGTGCAGCCAACGCATGTCTCAGGTTTTGGCTTATCTAAGTCTCTAGCCTTAACCGAAAAGAACTGTGTAGTAGCGTTGTTATCAGATAAATAGAGATTAATCCTACAGCCAATGCCCATATCAACATGTGGAGAAGCCGCATCGCCGATAAACGTCATATACGATAGATTAAAGCTATACTTAATATGGTCAGGTAACAATATGCTTCGACTTAAATCAGTCTTATAATATCTTGTCCATCCACCACCACAGCTATGCTGCTCACCTAGATTCTTAAAGTCCTTATATAAACTAGGACTAATGCTATCTAGCTTAGTGAAGTAGGGGTTCATAGTTTGCTCTGAAAGTCCACCATAGGTTTAGTGCTAATGCCTTCGGCTGCTACCATATCCTTAGGAACTGGAAGACCTTTATTAGCTGCCCACTCTTTATATTTAGCAACAACCCAACTTGGAGTGTAGTCAATACCGGCGTGAGGAGCCTTTAATGCGTCGTAAAACTCGTTACCATATACGATGTAGTTAATCAACGGGTCGCCTGGTAAAAGATATACCTTTGCAAACACAGCATGATACTTTTGTGCCATCTCAAAGAAACTCTCTAACTCGGCTTGAGTAAGAGTTGTAAAAGTAGCGGCAACTTCGCTGTCTAAGAAATACTTAATGTTATTGTTGTAGTCAGTAACGTTAAAGTTTGGTGGTGGGTTACTAGCAACCCTAAATACATTACTCATAGTTTAATCCTTTTTAGTTTCACATACGGTTTCTAGCCGTAACATACTATCACACCAACTTTTAATAACCATCGCATTAGGCGCATTCGTATCTATTATTTGATGTAAATCAGTTGATATAGATATGCGCAAAGCGTTAGAACGATTCCGCTGCACTTCGTGTATAATGTAAGCGGGAAATATAACCAACTTTCCAGAAACAGGCGTGATGTGTTTATGAGGTAGAATTGAAAAATCGTTATTGATAAATGAACCGTCAGAACTAATATGACCGCCTTGCATCATAAATACAATATCACCGCTCGTCTCTTCTGCTTGCACGTAATACGTGGCAGTTAGAGAGCAATCGTTATGACCGTGTGCTTCAATGCCTTCGCCAGGACCTTTTACATTTATCCAGCCGCCGGAAAAATCCATTCTCAGATTTAGCTCATTTACTTCAGAGATATCACCGCATACTGATTGATAACACTTAGCAAGAATGTATTCTTTTAAAGTATTTAGATGAGGTCTATCATAATCCCATAAACTCAGTTTACCGTAGGTGCCATCCTTAGCGATGCTTTGTCCAATCTCATACACTTCTTGTAGGAGTGCTTTATTGAACGCAGCATCGAAAGGAGATTGATACTCCCAAACTGGGCTCAACCACCAGTTAGATCGTTCCATATTAGGCCGTTACTTTCTTTAGCTTTGCAGAAACAGTAGATAAAAGAGCGTTCGCACGCACAACAGCGCTTGCTGTCCAATGGCTACCGTAGAAAGCTGCCCACATAGCGAGCAGTACAGGTAGACGATGACGGCGATCACGCTCACGAACGCGTGGCAGTTTGTCTAAGAAACGACAGATTGGAACGCCAATGGCCATAAGCACTTTACCATGAAGGTTGTCTTCACGCAATGCGCCCATCTTGAAAGCCATATGCTCGGCCCAAGGAATACCCATCTCAGTTGCCATCTTACGGGTCAACTCTTTCTGAGCTTCGACGCGCTTTTCTTTATCGCGAATCCAGAACATGAAGTCAGGACCTTTACCATCCATCCATGCAGTTACGATACGCGCCCAGCGGATATAACCGCGGTAAACTACTTTATCATTCTTAAATAACCACTTACCGTATGCCTGGTCAGCCGCAAAGATTGCAGGAGCCATAGCGCCGATGTCATAGAGTTTAGAACAAATAATTTTAGAGCAGTTACAAGCGCAGTTGCAGTTGTATGACACTTCACCAGTAGTACAGTTATATGTACAAGCGCAGTTAGCGCCAACTTGCAAGAATGGCTGTGGATCGCAGTTTACGCAATCTACGCCACCTGCAATAACGCAGTTGGTACATTGAATATTACCGCAGTTACAGTTCTCAGTACAGTTGCCGTTGGCGCAGTTACCTTCAGTGGTATTCTGAAAGAAACTCATGCCATAAAACACTGACATATTTGGAATGGCTGGTCGAACAGCAGGTTTTACTTGGTCATTCAAGAAACTTAGAGATGTTGTATAAGTAGGAGCCTGTCCTATTTCGGTGCTTACATCACTGAAAGCAATTGGCCCGCTAGATTGGATTGTCATAGGCGACCTCCGATTTAGAGTAGATAGGAACGTTATCAACTACCTCTGTGATGTGATTCACGATTTTGATAGGAATAACCTTACGAACTGACTCTTCTTTGTGCTCAAACAACGTACCAAAGATATCTTGGCGTTCCAAAGGTAAGTCATCATGTTTAATATGAATTGGGATATACCCAGTCATTTTGTGAATGGCTAAGGCGAAATGCGCAATATTGTCAGAGTAGGCGTTAGCACATGAAATCTTCCAGAACTTATTGTCTAAGAACATACATGCACCTTTACATAGATGCAAGACAGGACACTTAGGACATTCATCGCGACGTGCCCAGTGTGTAGAGGTTGTTATAGAGACGTTATCGAAATCGTCAAGAGACCCGCCTAAGTGGGACTCCCCGTTTTTCGATGTTTCTACGGCGCTCACGTTTTGGCAGGTAATCACGTTGCCGTGCAAATCTACAGCCATTACGTCCTCTAAATCCATACCACATTTTTGAGGCAATGTGGAAGCGTGTTTCTGTGACAGCACGTCAGTAGTGAACTGATTTATCTTCTGTAATTGCATCTTAAACGCGATATCGCCATCGGTTGTAAAGATATCTGAGAATGCTAAACGTCTAAACTCGAAATGGTCTTGTTTAGTAAGTAATGAGTTAGTGATACCATCTTCATCATACGCATCTACAATACCGCCTTCGCCGATCGAAATGTTTGGATCGCCCGTAAGCTCTCTAAACCAATCTGAAATGGCCTTACGGCTCTTATTCTTTGCAGATAGCATAGAGTTAAAACTAATGCCTTTGTTAAGGCGCGTCATCATGCGATAAAAACCTAATAATCGCTTCTTTGTTTCAGGATCGTCAAATGGATCTGGACCGCGAACAGATTGTCCGGGACCGTCATGCGAAATTGACACAGAAAAATCTTGCATCATTAACCAGTCGATAATCTCATCAGTGAGAATCGAGCCGTTTGTAATCATTGCAAATTTAGGCTGGCGCTTCCAATGTTTATACTTCTCGCGAATGGCTTCTGCCAATGGCTTCATTGTCTTCCAATAAACCAAAGGCTCGCCGCCCCAAAACTCAACTTTGAGTCCTTTTTCTTCGGTGATATCTAAGACGTCAAGCTTAGCCATAAAATTGGCGATATCTTTAGGTGATGTAGAATCGGCACGCTCAACGAATTTCTGAGAGCAGTAATCACAAGAGTAATTACAACCTAATCCTAGCTGAATCTTTAAGAAGCTGATTTCTTTAGACTTCTTGAGTGGTTCATCCTTACTAAAGATTGTAGCAGGAACGGAGTTATCAGCCCTTTGGTTAGGAAAAGCGTATAATAGACCTGTTTCGTCCGTTAAGACGTTTGTCATATTATCGTAAAAGAATGTACGACGATCGTTAGCGGACTTTTCTGCTAAAATTTCGAATACTGCCAATTTATATCTCCTGTTAGATTTTAAATATCACTGTAACACCTTTAGAGCGACCGTAAGACGCTAGATTGCTATGACCCATATTTAAGGCTTTGCATAAAGCTGTTAGTGATTCATATTCAGTGTCTGTTTCGACATGAATGCACGGTCTACGTTTAGAATCGTTTAAACGTTTCATATGACCGGTTGTAACATTATTCAGACCACTCTGACGACCGCCTCGCTTTCGCTGTTCAGTCGTCATGCGGGTTATTCCAATTTGACCTGCAAGTGAAGCACTTTTCTTTCTAGCCTTTGCGTCAGCCGCCATAAACGAAACTGCACGAATATCGCCAGCATTGCCGTACATAGCGAACAGTAAGCGATGTGCTAGAACGTGTTCACGATATGTTAGCAGTACTATGTTGCTTTTATCGTCAGTTCCGCCTTGGTGGCGTGGAACTATATGGTGTGCCTCGAAATACTCAAGACCTTTTCGCCGATTATTAGGCTTCGTAAGATTTGCGTAAATCTTGGCATAGTTCATACAATCATACTTTCTACGTCAGTTAACGTGAGTGAGTTATCACTTAAAAGATACGTTGACATTGCTAGAGCGATTAAGGGGTCAATTCGTTGTGAAGACTTAGATTTATCTAGTTTGCGATTTCCAGTAGGATCGGATATCACGATAGCGTTAGACGCGGCCATATTTAATAGCGGGTGGTTAGCGTGGTGTAAAATCTTTTGTAGTAAAAGTGATTCTAAACCTTCTAGTCTCAAAGAAAAATCCTTGAAACCTTGTCCCACTGGGATCCATTCTGCTTCTTGAGCGAAGCCAGTCTTTTCTGCGGCTACCTTGAAATCATCAATACGCCATCTATCGAAACTTAGCGATGCTATATTCCAACCTTGAGTGCGTGTTGCTAGCTCTTGAGCGATCATCTCATAATTTAAATGAGCGCCTGGTAACGCATAAATAAAGCCATCTCTTACCCACTGATCATATGGAACTCTGTCCGTTTGTGCTCTATCGACTAAACCGTCTAAAGGCGTAAAGATAAATGGAATAGTATGCACATGTCCTGTTTCAGGATCGCGAACCGAAGCTACTGCCGCAGTTAAGTCGTTCCTTGCTGAAAGGTCGAGGCCAAAGTGAACTGGCTCGGTTTCGAATAACTCCATATTGATCGGTGCATTACATTCTTTCCACACGCTAGGTGAAACGAAAAGAGTGAGTAACGATACACGCTGATTCAAAAGGAGATTTCGCGCTGCAGCTTCCGAGGCAGGCATACGCGCAGCCTTTTCAAGCTGTTGACGTAAGTCGTCTTTCGAGCGGAATACGCCAAGCGCAGGATTTGCTTTAATCCACTGGGATTCGTCAAGTAGATCACAATCTTTGTCGGCCTCGTGAACGTGGCACACAGTAGTTGGATCGATAGAACGAGTCGCATCGTCAATCCACATACTGAGCATGTCAGAGTCGGACGCGGCTTGAGTGGAGATTACGAAAAGTAAAGGGTCTTTATGCGCACCTTGAGAGGTGGTAATGGCTTCGATAAAGGAGTCACGAGGACCTATGACTTGACCAGTTTCGTCAAGAACGGCAATGTAAGGCGATAAGCCTTGCGAAGTAGCGCCGTCTTTGGCTAGTGCTTTGTATTCTGTATTGGTTGCTATGCCTTTGAGACGTTTGCCGGATGGTATGACTTGGCACCGCTTAGCCATGTTTGGGTTGAGCGATACCATCTTTGACATTGCTGTAAAGAGAATCGAAGCCTGCTCGCGCGATTGAGCACCAGATACGATCTGAGCGTTCTTTGGAGCAAGTGGGCCAATGATAGAGGCAAGTACAAGTGGTGCAATAATCGTTGACTTGCCGTTCTTACGGGCAATAGATAGAATTGCAGTTTTTGTGCGTCTTTCGCCTATGTCATTCTTATTATCGTAAACGGAGCGAATAAAGGCTCGTTGGAATGGCAGCAGTGTAATCGGTTTACCTACTAAAGCACCTTCTGGCACCTTGCATTCCGCTTCGATAAAGCGCATTACACGCTCGGCGTCTGTTAACTCTTCCCACTTCAGTTTTGAGAAGTTACGATCTTGAGGAATTGGGCCGCTTTTGATGGCGGCTTGGATCTCAGGAGAGTAGTCAGACCAGTCTTGTGTAAGTTTTGTACTCATCTTCTTCTTAGGTTATTGGGTCACTTGGCACTCTTAGGCCCACTCACTGTCTTTAGGAAAGCCATCAGCGCCGATAATAGGACGCTCTTTATAGTTTTCTGATCTTCCT